TTGGTATTATTGCTTGTCATGAGCTTATACCAACACTAATACTACCACTTACTTGGATGAAACATTTTGATTGTCCAAAAGGATTAAAGGTGCAGATAAGAAAAAAGTGGCTCAAGGATAAAGCAAAAGAATTTTATCCAGAACTTAAGAAAGTAACATTAGCCACAGCAGATGCGATACTAATTACCAAATATGTTAAAGAAAACGTATGATTTAATTGAAAGCATTCTTGGGGAATGTGATATAAAAACAAAGAAAGGATGGATACCATTGAAGGAATATGATATGCGTATTGACGATACAGTTAGTGATAATAGGTTTGATAAAGACCTTGCTTGGGGAGAAATATATGAGGGAACTTTACGTGATGTATTGCGTTCAAAAGGTGGGTTAATAGAGGTAAAAACAGAGAGAGATATCTGGAAGAATACAGGTAACATTTGGATTGAATTTGAATCTCGTGGTAAGAAGTCTGGAATTAGTACAACAAAAGCAAATTGGTGGGTTCATTGGTTAACAGTAGATGATAAGGTAATTGGTGGACACATATTCCCTATTGAATATATAAAATCAAAGGCAAGGCATTACTATAAACTTGGTAAGGTAGTCCCAGGTGGTGATGATAATACATCTAAAGGTATACTTGTTCCAATCAAAGATGTCTTTTAGAATAAGCCATGGTAGACAGAATATGTTTTCTTATATTTATCATTCTTTAATATCTTTTCAATTATACGTTTCTTATATTCAGCAGATGAAATTGTTTTTTCAGCCATCTTGACATATGATTGTCCTTTATTATCAAGTAACCATTTCATAAATAGTTTTTTATCACTAATGTATTTACCCTTTGTGTCATCAGATAAACCAATTGGGTTCATTCTTTCCATGCTAGAAAGTATAGCTTTAATTGCTTTCTTATGTCTTGCACGTGGTTTTAGATTAGGTTCTGTTTTTTCTAAATCTGTCACAATATAATTATAAGCAGCGAATGCTTTTTTTGCCCATGCATCCTTATCTACTTTAGAAAGTATAGTCTCTTTTAAATCTCTATAAAATGGATATCTTTTACTATATGTGTGTGAATCACTAAATCTATTAACAGGTTTACCCATTTGCCTTCTATATTCAGTATTAAGAGTGTTCAACCTTTTTGCGTTTTCATAAAATTCACCTTGAGCTCTTTTTAATAATCTATCTCCTTGATTTAATAATACAAATGTTCTTTTAGTAAAATCTCCTGCAGCCTGCATTGTTGATTTTCCACCACTTTTCCAATTAACAAAATTATTCCAACCTTCTTTAGCATTTCTATATATTACTGGCTCCATAAATGATACAGTTAAGCCTTCTTTATAAGGACTAGCAAAGTCTCCAAAGATTCCAAATGTCTCACCTCTCCATAAATAAGAGACAGCAGTATCAAGTGAAGTTCCTGCAGCTTTTGGATTCTCTGTAGCAAACAACCAATCATACATAGCATATAAAGCAGCACCAGATAAGTAACTTCCAGCTAAGGCTTTAGCCATAGGGGCAGCATTACCATTCTTTATTAACGGCCTTACATAATTTATACCTGCGTCAAATGTTGTTGCGTAAGCCATACGTTGGAATAAAGTAAAAGGTTTGGCTAAAGTAGATGATGACCATAAAGGCATATTACCTACATTAGTACCACCTTGAGATGATACATGAGACCAGTGTTCAACCAATACTTCAATACCAGCATATTCAGATTTACTTAAATCACCTTTTTCAAGATATTCTATTTGTTTTTCAGATAATCTCCATTGGTCTTTCATCATACGTTTTGCTTCTTTATATGAGAAATTCTTACCCATGAAAAACGATGTCCCTTCACCTCTAAGGTAAGGAAGCATTTCTCTGAAAGATTGTAACCCAGCAAACATTGAGGCTATTCTATTTATATTTTCTGATTTATTCATAAAATTAATATTCCACAATTTTTCCATTGTGAACATTGCTGGGCCTTTTTCTCTAAGATTTAAAGTTCTTTGCCCATAATCTAATGCACCTTTTCTTCTTGCACTATTTATAGCATCAGGATTAAAAGCCATCCTTAACCCTCTCATTGTATTCCATAACCCATATGATGCAATTGAACGAGGTATACCGATAGCTAAATTTTTAATACCAGATAAAGGTGAAGATAAGCCTAAGTAAGCAGATGTATTAGCTATAACAGATAAAGCTCCGTATTGTTTTCTTAGTAAAGGATTACCCTCTTCTATACCAACAACTCTTTTTATTGATTGCTCTGCGTATTCACCAAATTTACTATTAAGTATCTTGCTGTTAAGTAAAGCAGGTTTAGTCCCACTCATTTTATATTTACCACCCATATTAGTCCACTCAGGAAAATGTTTAACCGTAGCTAAATGTTTAGACATTGACATAAGGTAAGGCTCAGCAACATTTTGAAACTTTGTCTCATATGTTCTTATTTTTTCAACCCTATTATTTTTATTAACTATTTCAATAAATTCTGGTATTAATGGGCCACGTTTCATTAAGTGTTTATTTTTAACAAGATTATGTTTATGTCCAAGTATATTAAATATATCAGTCTCAATCTCAAGTTTAAGATTAGCATCTTTTAAATACTTCTCTATTTTTTCTTTCTTAAGTTTAGAGTAATCACTTGGTTGTAGCTTTCTTCCTTTTAAATCTTTTATTGCTTTTTGGGTGGCTGCCGTTTTCATATTTTCTTTCACAAGGTCTTTAATGTATTCACCATTTTTAGCTTCGACTATATACTCTAATGCCTTTGGTGTTAACCTTCTTGTAAAATAATCATTAACAAACTTCTCATTGAATTTCTCTAAAAATTCCTTATACTCAACTCTTCCATGATGAGCCTTTGCTTCTGTTTTATAAGACTCCCAATAAAAATCTGTGATACTTTTCCATATCTTTACTGCTTCATTTACAGGAGAACCTTCAACATTAAGCTCTTTTATAAAATTACTCTCTTCGGCTGTTAATTTATTTTCCTTGATATAGCTTTCTCTTCGTTCTTTATCAGTAAGCCACATATGTTTAGTTTTACCTTTAAGTAATTTATTTATTTGACTATAAGCGTAATAACCTTCTCCTTGATAATGAGTAACAGTTATATCAAAATCATTTATCTTTCTTGATAGTTTCCTTCCAGGTTCTCCACCAAACTTTCTTAATACATACCATATAGGCATAGTAGTTCTTGCCATAATACCAGGGAGGTCTTTATTAGCTGCGTCTAGTAAAACCATATGGTCTACTGAATTTAATTTAGGTATTACTTCTTTACCATATTGCCTTGCATATTGTTCGTATAATCTTACTGCTCCATTAGTCCTTATATTATTTACATCTCCACCTTTTACTCCAATAGCTTCAAGTATCTGCCTTTGAATTTCAGGGTCTATATCAAACTTTTTACTAGCCTCATTAACTCTACGTCCACGACCAGAGCTTTTCCCTCTCATCTTGCTAATCTCATCAACATATCTTTCAAGAGTGCCATTAGCTACTTTACCCTCTTCAAATGTTTTATTACCAAAAAACTCTACCCTTAAATCATTTAATTCAGATTTAGATACACCTTCATCTTTAAGTTGTCTTTCCACCTTATGTAATTTTATATTTAACTCTTTATTTGTTTTACCTTCAGTTTTATTTTGAGATTTTAATTTATTTATATATCTTGATATCTCTTTGCTTCTTGGTATACCACCTGTTTGTAGCTTAAATGTAAGCAATCTCTCAATATCTCTTTTATTCTCTATACCTAAAGCACTTTTAAAATAACTAACAGCTCTTTCAAGGAAAGATTTAACACGACTTTGCATTGATTTACTTTGTGGTTTTTTTAATGAATACTCAGCAATTGCTTGTACTAATTTCTCTTCACTCCCAAACTTTCTAATACCATCTTTAATTATTTTCTTACTTACCCTATCACCAAATTTCTTAAGAACATTAACAACGTGGTGTGATACCTCATGTGGAATAGTACTAGGGTCTGATTTACCCTTAACTACATTAATCAAATGTCCTGTTATCTGTCCTAATATTTTCTCACCCTTATATGTTCCTAAATCTTTTACAATCTCAATTTTTAATTCAGGATATAATTCTCCCCATTTCTTTTTACCTTCTTGCTGTTCCCTAAAAGACTGAGCTCTTTCTTCTTTAATAGCACTCTCAACTTGTTTTTGAGACTTAGTGGATTTAACTACAGGCTTTATTATTTCCTTGGCTGTTGCAATAGCATTTTTAATAACTGCTTGTGTGGGTAATACTTCATTCACACGAGGGGATGTTTCAATTAATTGTCTAACTAAAGTCTCTAATGTTTCTTTATTAATAGTTTTATCTTCTATACTTACTTTATC